GTTTTGTACTCCTATTTTCCTTTGATTTCAACCCAAGTTCTTAGAGATGTATCTGCTTGGTATCACTTTGTTTGTGTGCTTGATACAACGCAAGCAACAGCGTCAAATCGCTTGAAAATTTATATCAATGGCGTTGAAGTAACTGCATGGTCAACTGACAATCGAGCTTCAATTTCTCAAAACGCCGATTTGGGCATAAATTCAGCGGCGCAACACAATATAGGTGCGTATCAAACAGGCCCATCAGAGTTTTTGGCAGGCTATGCTACTGAAATTAACTTCATTGATGGTCAAGCCCTAACCCCATCATCATTTGGTTACACAAATGCAAATACAGGTGTATGGACACCAATTAGATATGTTGGTACATACGGCACTAACGGTTTCTATCTTAACTTCTCAGACAACAGCAACACAACTGCGGCTACTTTGGGTAAGGACTACTCACCTAACGGCAACAACTGGACACCTAATAACTTCAGTGTGACTGCTGGTGCAGGCAACGACAGCATGGTTGATACGCCTACGCCTTATGGAACTGATACTGGTGTGGGTGGCGAGGTGCGTGGTAATTATGGAACATTAAATCCAATAGGTCTTGGTGGTGGAACACTGACAAATGGCAATTTGGATTTTAGTGCAACAGCAACAACAACGCCAGCAGTAGGAACATTTGCTTTAACCACAGGGAAATGGTATTGGGAAGTTAGATGTAATTCAGTATCTGCACCGCGAATTGGTGTCTATGACATAGGTAGCGCAAACCCTACTGACCTTGGTGGAACTGCATTTGGTTGGTGTTTATTAAACAGCCCATCTAGAACTTTTACAAATGGTTCTACGACAAGTTATGGCGCGTTTTCTCCTGTAATTGGCACAATTGTAATGGTTGCGTATGACGCTGACGCAGGAAAGTTGTGGTTTGGTCAAGACGGCACTTGGTTTGCAAGTGGTGTTCCATCAACAGGAACAAGCCCATCTATGTCTAGCGTTACTGGTAAAGCAATTGTTCCCGCTATAGGAAATGGTAATGTTGGAACTGACACATTTTCAATAAATTTTGGACAGAGAGCATTTTCCTATACAGCCCCAAGTGGCTTCAAAGCACTTTGCACACAGAACTTGCCAACGCCTACGATTGGGGCAACAAGTGCAACTTTGGCAGAAGATTACTTTGGCGCAAGCCTTTGGACTGGCAACAGTTCAACTCAATCAATTACAAATAGCGGTTCATTTCAACCTGATTTTGTATGGATTAAACAAAGAAGCACCGCAAGAAATCATTATTTATTTGACGCAGTTAGGGGTGCAACTCAGCCATATTTGGCTTTATCTTCTAATTTAACTGGTGACGAAACCACAGTTACAGGCGGTTTTACAGATACTTTGACTTCTTTTAATTCAAATGGTTTTTCATTGTGAATGGGCTAGAGGTTCCTGTTTGTGCGCCAGTTTTAAGCTGACCAAGTGGAGACTGAGTGGGTGTATTAAGACCACCACCCATGTCTTGACCCCCGTAGCCCTGTGTGGCAACAGGAGGTGCTGGGTTTGTCAAGGAGTAGTCAATACCAAAGTCGGCTGGGCCTTTATACCCAATTTTTCCTGTCATGAAATCAGTTGTACCAACTCCAGCTTCTGGCACGCCGCTGTATGAGTAGTCGCCACCTTTAGGTAATTTCAAACCTTCAAGCACAGCATCTGATGGCTTCATGCCAATGTTGCTTGTTTGCTGAGCAGGGCGAGACATGCTTGTAGCAAGACCAGTCAAACCACCACCAATAATGGCTGATTTAGGATCATATCCAGCAGTTAGCATGTTGCCAAACTGTTTGCCACCAGCGGCTATTGAGGCATTACCAGTTAAGTTGCCAAGTTGTTGACCAGCATAAGTGCCTAAAGCACCAGTCGCCGCACCCTTCAAGAAACCTTGACCAGATGCCATGCCAGCCGCACCACCAACTAAAGAATTGCCAAGTAAAGTTTGACCACCAGCGCCTAAGCCAAGATCAAAAGTTGTGTTTGCGGCTGAACCAAGGTAGTCACCAGCACCAGCGCCCAAACCACCAAGCAAAGCGCCTTTGAGGGGGTCGCCACCAGTTAGGGCGGCAGTACCACCACCGATGACAGCGCCGCCGACCATGGTAGCCGCAGTGCCAGAGAAACCCATGGCTGAGCCGATTGCCGTGCCCGCCCCGGGGACGATGAAGTCCAACGCAATTGGCAACGCAATAGCCAAAAACTTCTTGAGACTGAACTTGTACTCAGGCAACCCAGTGCGAGGGTTAATTGTTCCTGAACCCCCCATCCGCTTAAGCATGTCTGCCTCGCGTGGGTTAATGTGCGCCAGCATCGTGTCGCCATGACGACCCATAGCCGCCAGACCACCCCTAGCGTAGCCCTTTTGCTTTGTGCGCTCCTGCATGCCATACAACAGCACTAGCAGGGAAATAATAATTACAGGGTCAAACTGCTCAGGTAGATCGCCCTCTTCAACCATGTCATCCCGCACTGCGGAAGCAACGATCTCAGGATACTTGTCAGGGTTATTCAGAGCAAACTCAAGCAACTTGACTAACTCGTCTAAACCCTCTGTCGTAATTGGCATGTCCCCAATCTGGTTTTCAAGGGTCAGGATCGCCTTTGAGAACCGTGGGTCGTTCTTTGCTATTTCAAGAATCTGTTGCTTATCCATTTGTCACTCCAATTAAGACAAAGACTGAGCAAACCGCTCAGCCCAGTCACGCCAATCATCAAAATCGTAAGGCAAAGGAAAGTTTCTGCCTAGCGATGTATTGTTTAAAAACTGCATAGCCCAGTTCTGCCAGTCGTCACCATCAAGACGACTAAGCGCCCCATAGCTGTCCAGATCGAGCGCAATCTGGTCAGCCCAGTCATGGAGCGACATATAAGATGGGCGAGTAATTGTGGTCATCCAAGCACCGTCCTGTCGCCAGAATCAATGTGTCCAATGATCTGACCCATCTGATAGTTACCACCCACAGCATTAGACTCAAAGCGAACACGCAACTCACGGCGCTGTTCTTTGAGCATCACAATCTGTTGGTAAGGCTCAGAAGCTGTCTCAGGGAATGAGAACACACTGCTGTAGACTTCAGGCGCTCGAGCATTAGCACGACCTGTAACCTGTACGGTCATGGGGCCACTCTGGATAAAGTCAGGCTCAATTTCAGTGATCCGCAAATACTCGTTCTTGCCCTGTGGCAATGAGGACAAGTCTGCGGTTTCAAAGTAAGACTGGATAGGCAAGACTGATTGACCCTCAACAGCATCAACACCTTGCTCATGAATCCACACACGATAACCACTTGCTGTAGGAATGCAGTCTGTCAGCAAAGGCGCGGCAAAGCCATTGTTGTAGCCACCAGATGCGCGACCAGATGCAGGCAGTTCTGTGTCATACCAAGAGTTCTCGCGCACATTGTAAATAATGGCGTGCGTGCATTCAGTTGCTTCACCCTTTGGATAGCACCACCAGATTTCACCAAAATGAGGAACTTTAAATGCAAACACTTTAGCGCGATGATCTGGGTTTACATTGTCAAAGAAGTAGTTTAAGTTCATAGCGTTAGGCACTTCACGCACCACACCATTGAACATCAGGAAGCGGTCAACACCACACCAGAAGAACACACCATCGTAGTCCACCACGCAGTCAGGTGACATGATCGAGGTATCTGTGGCAATGGTGTCAAACTGGAATACAGTTGCACCACCTGTAAAGGTTGCACGGATCACAGCGTCATAAGCCCAAAACAAGCCTGCTGGCGCTGATCCAGAACCTGCACGCAGTGGCATGCCTTTAACAATCTTTTGACCCCATACACGAGCAATACCTGAGCCTGAGCCACTTAAATCATAGAAGTCACCAGCAACAGACCAGCCCACAATACCAGCCGTACCAAAGTAAAACAGGTAGGGGAACAGCATCACAATTCCACCAGTTGCGTTAGCACCTGCGGGTAATGGAATCTCTACTAAGGGGGCTGTTCCAAGCACATCGCCGTAGAAAATCTGACCACCAGTGTCGTTACACACGCACTGTAAGTTAGGAGCTACATGCGCAATAATGGAGTTGTATGTGGTTGATGCGTCATACGCTGTCTGGAACATCCATTGGTTGTAAGCAGAACTAACCAAAGCATTTGCGCCACCAGTCATGTTAGTCACTGTGGTTGTGATCGTTGTCGTGTTAGCCACAACAACAAACCCATTAGTAGCTTGCCCAGCAGTTGAGGCTGTGATGGTGATCACCGCGCCAACAGCAACAGCACTGTAGTTTGGCGTAGATGTGAAAGCGGTAATGTTTGCCGCAACAGCAGTTGCAGTTGTAGCCAAATCAGTCGTAAACGAAACAGAGCCTGATGTAATGGTCACGCCATTGACGGTGACGCTGTTAACTGATCCAGCCCCACCACCAGTCAAAGTAACTGTTCCAGTTGCGCTAACAGCAACAGGAGTTCGGTTACTGATAACTGAACTGTTTGTAGTTGCATCAATCGTAAAACGCTCAACTTTAGTTGCGCCTGCTGAATGACAATACTGTAATTGTTGTTGCGTAAAGCTGTTAAAACCGCGAGAAATTTCTGTCAGGTATTTGTTGATTGAGCGATACCCTAGAATTTTTCTAGGCAAGCCACGCTGAAACCTGACCCACTGTCCGTCAATGTAAAAGTCACCATCGTACCTAGTACCATCTCGCTTGATACCAGCGAGAGACTTTAGGACTATTGTGGATTCTGGCATCAGTAAGTCCCACCATTAACAACGCCAGCAGGGGCAACACCCAAAGCAGTCCATGCCGCTTGTTGGTTAGCCGCCTCAAAAATTGGAATACCAACCGCAGTACCACCAAGGTTAATTAGTGCACCACCTGCTGTAGTAGCTCCTGTTCCACCTTGTGCAACAGTAATTGGAAAACTTGCTGTTGTTGTATCAGCATCAACCACATCACTGCCATCACAGTAATAAATTCCTCGTGAACCTTGAGAAACACCAATTCCAGTTCCAGCGGAAGTCTTAACAGTCAGCGTGAAAGCACCTGTCGTGGCATTGTCAATCCAATACTGCTGAACAGTAGCAGGCACAACCACACTGCGGTTTCCAGTCAAAACACCCGTAAATTCATAAGCAACCCGATTTAGTTCAGCGCCAGAAAGAACGTAGTTGCCAGTGCCAGCCACATTAATCGTGGTGTAATCGAAAGCAAAAATTGCAGACTGACCAAGGCCGAGAGAGTAATAATTAACGCCATCAGTCAAGACAATGCAGGACTCAAGAGGCTGCAAAGAAATGCTTGCGGCATTATCAACTACGTTTGCCCCGACTGTTTGTATCGTCAGAACGCCGGTTCCAGCATTTTTAAATTGTACAAACCAATTGTTCCCGGCAGTAGATGCAAGCGGAAGCGTAAAAGTGCCAACTCCGCTAGTCCAAAGGAATGTGTATGCGCGATCAGGAACTGTAAGCGTATGATTTATGGAATACGTTAAAACTGGCATCGACTGCGAAAGCAACGAGCCAAGAGCGATAATTCCAGTACCTGCAAGCGCAGAAGCATTTGCAGATGAAACAGAAGCGCCATACTGGAATGCTCTCCAAGTACCCGCTGTAGTAGAGTTATCCGTTAAATATATTTGCCAAGTCGTACCGGGACTTACGTTTAAAATCTGAGTGCCAGCGTAGTCTTGAACGATAAATGAATTAGCGCCGGGGTTGTTAAACAGTATTGTCTGCCCATTCGATATTTCATTTGCAGGGCCGAGCTTTAGAATGTTTCCAGCGGTATTGCTGGTTACATCCATGATGGTTGCAATCAGATCGTTATTGGCAGATGTCTCAAGAGGCCAGTAATATTGGGTAGACGCAGTAGACAATGTCACCGAGGCATATGAAACACTTGATGGCGCTATATTGTCGCCGCCAAAAATATTGGTAAAAACAGTCATGGTTATACCTCTTGTCTCGTAGTAGACCTATCGACAATCTTCTTCATGTCTTCCTGATTGAGAGAGTTGACAGACATATCGTAAAAGCCTTGCCATACAGGAATACGCTCATCATTCTTTAAGAACGGAGTAGCCTCAAGCAAAGTGCCGTACAAAAGCGCATTCGGCGCAAAATTAGTCAGCCAGTTTTGCTGCTGCTCTTCATCTAATAATGGCGGGAGTTCGTAATAGACAATCTCAATTGGATAATCGTCATCTGGAGTTTCTGCGAATAACCAGTGCTGATAATCGTAGTCAGTGTAAAAGGTCGGCTCGCCAAGCTGGGTCTGATCAGGCCAGTACGTCCTGCAATACTCATAACTACGAGTGAACAACGTCTTACGGGTATTTTGTAATGTCCCAATGCCAATATTGATAGAGATTGTCTCTCGCCATCTATCAGGCTTTGGCATCACACAAACACCCGCTTGCATCGTAGTAGTCACCACAGTTTGAAAGCCCTGAAGCTTTAAATCGCGGGCAATACGACGTTCAGCCAGATTGATCAACTTAGGGATCTGCTCGTAAACAATCGGATCTGTGGCAGCAGATGCCCCACGCTCCAAGTAGTTCCGAACATCAACCCTCAGATTGTTAAATGTCATTGCCTGTGGCATAGCCGTTCCTTATTAAGCCAGCATGGTCTCTGCGTGAGTTTTGGCCTCTGCCAATCGGCGCATCCAACCTTTACCAAACGTTCCAAATGTCGGCAGGCTGCGGTAAAACGCTTCCTTTTCTGCACTGAATTTTGCCACCAACTCGCTCTGATTGGCATCTTTTAATGCCTGCATAGTCTTAGGGCCAATCGCACCGTCTGGGGTGGTTCCAATAGCCTTCTGCATGGTCTTGATCGCCCGACCGGGGCCAGCGTTGATGGCAAAATCAAACATCAGGTAGTCCAGACCGTCAGGCAATTCGTCCGCCTTCACAGCGTCCCAATACTTCTTGCGGTACATCGGGGAGACCGTCTCAGGGGTCAAGGCTCGCATTGCTGCCTCATCCACAGGCTTACCTACCCACTCCTCCCAAACCTTCTTGGTCACGCCCAAATTGGTCATGCCGCCCGGATCCTTGGGATGGTTTACGAAGCCGCCCTCATGCTTCAAAATGATCTTAA